GAAAAACTTAAACACAGACGGCCAGCCAGTTAAGGTTTGGAATTATGCACGTGGCAATAACAATCAAGCCATTTATGTAGATTATATGAACGTAACTTTTTACATGTCTTATAATACTTGTGTTGCTTTTAGCAGCATACCTACAGGCCTTGTTGTTCACCGTAATATCTGGGGAACTACTACAGGCGCACACTTGAACGCCATAGACGGTGGCGGAATAGGTGACAAAGCAAAAAGGTTATTTCCTAAAGAATTTGAGGAAAAATTAGCTGAGATGGAACAAAGTCAACGCAGGTCAACTATTGCTGTTTATGAAATCCTAAAAGAGAAAAAAGAAGCTGAATTTAGAAATCAGAGACTGGCTGAGCGTATCAGATTAAATGCTGGTTATTCTAAGGCTGGTCACTAATGATTGATTTTATTATTTATGGCATAGTAGATAATGGCGTTATGATTTTAGGCGCAATGACTGGCCTTGAATTAGAACGCTATCTGCCGCAGCGGTTCCAAAAAGGTCTTGGAGCCGTTGTAGGCGCAGGCTTAGGCAATGCTGCGAGTGATTTTTTAGGTGGTGCCAGTACTTTGAGCTGGGACTTAGCCATAGGAACGGCTGGCGGCTGTTTAATAGGTCTTCTATTTATTCCTATGCTTTATTACATAGGCAAGCTTAGAAGAGCTAAAAGCAACACTGAAGAGCTCTAATTGAGCGAAACAAAGGCGGTTTAATTCTGCCTTTGTCTGTTGCAAACAAAGTTAGATGACTAGACGGCAAACTTTTTTTGTGATACAAAACAAACAAACAAACAACGGAGTAAATATATATGGACATAATTAATAAAGACTTAGTTATACATTATGACGATATAGTTGATAATGAAAACTATAATAATCAAGATTTTTATGTGAGTAATGTAAAAAGATTGCGTTATAAATTAAATGACTTGGACTGGATAAAAAACAATAAATTTGCAAATTGTTTTGACCCTAAAACTCTTGAAATTAAAAATGTTGACGCTTGGCTTGAACTATCAAAAGCTTCACATGAAGAGTTGAAAAAACTAGTCAACGACAATGACTGGGACTGGCTTGGAGACGATTTTGACGATATGGAAAACTATTTAAGTTTTGTTGAAACTCATAAGCCTGAGGTTGCCTTCAGTCATAAAACTGGCGGCTGGAAGAGTGATGACGAATATATGGAAATCTGGTTACATGATACAACACAATTTAAAACAGATGCAGAGAGAGAAGCTTATAGACAAGGATTAAAAGACGCATAAGCAACACTGAAGAGGGCTAATTGCCCGAAACTAGGCGGTCTGCTGCCTAGTCTGTTGCAAGTGGCAACCAAACAAACAAACGGAGTATTAACTTATGTTATGCTATGATTGTGGAGCCTCTGAAGGTACTTTATTAAAAGAATTTGAAGAGGAACCAGAAAAAAACTACAGTTATGAAGATTTGTCTAAAATGACGGATGTGTGTGCCAGCTGTGGTTCTGAAAATGTAAAAACAAACTAACAAACAAAGGAGTAAACATGTACTTAGACGAAGTAGAAATAAAAATACTTAGTAATGACTATGACCGCAAAGGTAAGCCATTTACTATCACAAGCCATGAATTTAATTTTAAAGATGGCGTTAAAGCTAAAGACCTATCTAGGTTCTTAGAGGATAGTGCGGACTCTTTAGGTTATAGGGCACAAGGCAAAGTCTCAGTTAAAATTGAGATTGATAGCAGAGACCAGTAACACTGAAGAGCCTTTAATAGGCGAAACTAGGGTTGACTTTCAATCCTAGTCTGTTACAAATAACCTTAAGACTTGACGGCGATTTGTAAACAACAAACAATAGGAGTGTGATATATGCTAGACTGGAAACAACGCAGCGTCTTAGTTGACAATGAAAAGACTAGACGGCGTTTTTTATCTGATGAAGAGTTCAAATTTGATTGCTCTATATCAGACAAACTTATGGGTCATTGGTACTTAGGCCGTTGCGATTATGAGGCAGCAGGCGTAAGTAAAGAAGACTTCCATAAGTATAGACTAAACAGAGATAAACTTTTAGACTATCACCAATTTACATTTTCTTATGTAAACTGTGATAATCAAAATAGTTTTGAAAAGTTTAATAGACTTTGTCAAAAATATAATATAACTGACATTGAGTGGATGCCTAAAACTAAACGAGAGAGTGACGGTTACAGCAGAGGAGCGTTGCAACAAATGATACTTAAATTTGTTTATGAAAATGACAAATTAAAGAAAAAACCTTTGTTAGCTAAACTACGTGAAACTTACCCTGATGTAAAACCTATAAGTTTAAACATACAATTAAACAATTTGTTAAAACATAGGGCTCTTGAAATAGACACAAAATACAAAACCAAACCGCTAGTAATAGAAGGTGCCTACTTTAAAAGTTGGTATTCAACTAAATGATTGAATTATTTTTGTCTATACCTAAAGACCTGCAAGTGTTAATACTTGCGGGTCTAGTGTTTTATGTGTATTTAACTATAACAGAGGAGCGTAACAAATGACATGGAAAAAGAAATATCAAATTATCAGGTTTTTACAACGCACATTCAGTTTAGAAGACCACGATAATTTAACACCTAATCAGGTAGCGCATAGGTCAGCTATTTTAATTGAGCGTATTATTGAAGGTAAAGAGACACCTAAAGTAAACCTTGAAAAAGAACTTATGCTATCTTTAAGAATACCTGACTAAGGTACCCTTAGTAGATACTAACAACATTAACCCAACAATTATAAAGGAGTTAACATTGGCTAAATTAATAGAGAGCATGCCAACTTACAATGATGAGCTGGCGCACGAAAAAGAGATGGCTGAACTTGGTAAAAATAGAACTAACAAAAGGCTTGTCTCACATGTAGAACGAGAAGAAGAGAGTGTCACCAGTTACGGTAAAGTTATGGTGGCCAACACTATCAGACCTTTGGCAATGGCTATTGCTGAATGGATTGAAGATACGTCTAAAAAGACTATAGGTAAACCTCCTATTGCTTTTGTCAAACTTTGCGAAGTGGAGCCTGAAGTATTGGCTTTGATTACTGGTAAGCATATTATTAATACGATTACTCAGTATAAACCACTTACTGCAACCTGTATCTCACTTGGTGGTAAAGTTGAAACTGAAATATCATTAAAGAATTTCAAAAACTTAAACCCTGAACTTTATCAAACTGTTAAAGCTGACTTAGACAAGCGTTCTTTTAACTACACTTATAAAAGACGTAAGTTAAGAGAGAGTGCTAAACGTGATGAAGTGATGAGCCGGGAAGAGTGGACTACACCAACTAAACTTCATGTCGGTATTAGACTTGTTGAACTTATGATTTATGCAACAGGTTTAATTGAGATAGGAACTGAAACTGTCAAACATAAAAAAGCTAAAATAATAAAACAAACAGATAAGACTAGAGAGTGGATTAAAAACAGGAATGGTTTTAATGAGTTATTAAACCCAGAGTATCTACCCACAGTAATGCCGCCAAAGGCGTGGTCAACTGTAGTTGGCGGTGGGTATTGGACTAAAGAGTTACCTGAGTTGGACTTAGTTAAACAAAAGAATAAATTGTTTAAAAAAGAACTTGAGAACTTTGACATGCCTGAAGTTTATGCTGCTGTGAATACCATGCAGAATACACCGTATAAGATAAACAAGTTTGTTTTAAAAGTTATGCAGGAAGCTTGGGACAAAGGTTTGGCCATTGGTGGTATGCCACCTAACGTTAACTATGACATACCAAACAAACCACACGACATTGAGACAAACGCAGAGAGCCGTAAAGACTGGAAAAGAAAAGCTGTAATGGTTCACACTGAAAATGCTAGGATGTTTTCTAAAAGATTACTCTATGCTAAAATTATGTGGCTTGCAGAAAAATTTAAAGATTATCAAACTTTATATTTTCCATTGCAATTAGATTTTAGAGGCAGAGCATATTGTGTACCTGCTTTTCTAAATTATCAAAGTATTACAGGTGCTAAGGCTTTATTGTCGTTTGCCAGAGGAAAAGAAATCACAAAAGAAAACAAAGGTGATTACTGGCTGGCTATTCATGGAGCCAACATGTTTGGACAAGATAAAATATCTTTAGAAGAGCGTGTTGAGTGGGTAAAAAACAATGAAGATATGATAATCAAATGTGCTGAAGACCCATTTACGAATAGACAATGGGAAGATGCATCAAATGGCTATCAATTTTTAGCGTTCTGTGATGAGTGGGCTAAGTTTAAAAAAGAAGGTTATGGCTTTGTGTCTCACATACCAGTGAGTGTTGATGGTTCATGTAATGGACTTCAAGTTTACTCATTGATGTTAAGAGACAGTAAAGCTGGTAAGCTTGTTAACTTATTACCTACAGATAAACCACAAGACATCTATCAATTAGTTGCTGATGCTGTAATTGAAAAACTAAAAGTTGATGCTGCGGAAAACAAACCGTATGCACAACTATGGTTGGACTATGGTATCAAACGTTCAACAACAAAGCGTAGTATTATGACTATCTGTTATGGTTCAACTAGATATTCATGCACAGACTTTGTGATTGAAGATTTAAATAAAAGAAAAGACAAAGGTGAAAACCATCCATTTATTGACGACCTGTTTAGGCCTGCAAGTTACCTTGCTGGTGTAATCTGGGACAGTATTGGTGACAACCTTGCTTCAGCTAGAATTGGAATGGACTACTTACAAACCATTGCAAGAGTTGTTGCAAGAGAGCAACTTCCAATACATTGGATAACACCTGTTGGCTTCCCTGTTTATCAATCTTACCCTGAGATGAAATCTAAAAGAGTTAAGGCTATGTTAATGGGTGAAGTTATTAAACCAAGAATTAACACTGAGACTGACTTAACTGATAAGTTAAGAATGGGTAACGGTGTTGCACCAAACCTTGTTCACAGTGTTGACAGTGCTGCTATGATGAAGACTGTTAATATTGCACACAAGAATGGTATTCAAAATTTTTGTAATGTACATGATAGTTTTGGAACCACTGCTGGTGATGTTGAAGTTTTAAACCAGTCGTTGAGAGAAGCATTTGTAACTATGTTTTCTGAAAATGATATTTTAGAAAATTTTAGGAATGATGTTTTAAAACAACTACCTGTTGAACTTCATAAAAAAATACCTGAGGCACCTAGTAAAGGTAACTTAGATATAAACCAACTACGGGAAAGCAAATTCTTCTTTGCGTAAGGTTCCCATAGTAGAATAAAAAACCATAAAGGAGAAAAAATGGCAAAAAATATGTATGCCAAAATTGTTAGTCCAGAAGGCGTGTCTAAATACGCATGGCTAACAAAACCTGACACTAAGTTTGACAAAGACGGACATTTCAAAGTTAATCTTGTCGTTAGTGCAGAAGAGGCTCAGCCATTAATCCAACAGATTGATGCTGAGATGAAAAAAAGTGCTGAGATAGCTAAAGAGAAAAATAAAAAAGCTGTCAAAATGGCAAACCCACCGTATGAAACAGAGACTGATGACACTGGTGCAGAAACTGGTAACATTGAGTTTAAGTTTAAACGTAAGGCACAAATCATAGCATCAGATGGTAAAGTTATACCTTTTAAGGTAGCTATCTTTGATAGTTCTGGAACACCTATGACTGATACTAATGTTTGGTCGGGTAGTAAAATGAAAGTCAGTGCGGAATTAGTACACTGGTACACCGCAATGGCAGGTGCTGGCGTGTCTCTTAGATTAAGAGCAGTACAAATAACTGAACTTGTTGAAGGCGGTTCAGACAATGCGTCTGGATATGGCTTTGATAAAGTTGATAATGGTTATGTAGCACCAGAAAAGGTAAAAGAGGATGTGGCAGCAAAGACTGAAGAGAGCCAAGAAGCTGACTTCTAAACAAGTTGGACTTAGATATGGTTTTCGTTCTGGACTTGAAGAACAAGTTGCTACAGAATTGAGAAACAAAAGTGTTATGTATGAGTTTGAAAAGACTAAACTAAAATATGTTAAGCCTAAAAAGGCTCATACATACACACCTGATTTTTATTTACCAAAACAAAATATTTATATTGAAACTAAAGGTTTGTTTACTACACAAGACAGACAAAAAATGCGTCTTGTAAAAGAACAACATCCAGAATTAGATATTAGATTTGTATTTAGTAATTCAAATTCAAGAATTACAAAGAAATCAAAAACAACTTATGCAATGTGGTGTGAGAAGTATGGTTTTAAATATGCTGACAAGCATATACCTAAGGAGTGGATATGA